TGATTATGTATCAGTATATGGTTGGCACAACGAAGGATCATCGACAAGTGATGCTACTGGAAGTTTTTTAGGAAATAAATTAGTATAGAAAATTATGACAAGTATATTAAAAGTAGACACGATACAAGACGCAGACGGTAATAACATTATCAACGAAAATAGTAACACGATTACTATCGGTGCATCTGGTGATACTACAAATATTATAGGAACTTTACAGAATGATGGTGCAGGTTTAATAAGTGGAATTACAATGGCAGATCAATGGAGAATAACATCTGACCATTCTGGAGTAGCAGTAATTACAGCAAACTGGGAAAGAGTAGATACTGAAGGTTATGGAACAATTGGCTCTGCTATGACAGAGAGTTCTGGTATATTTACTTTTCCATCAACAGGAATTTATCACATTAATTTTATTGCTTCTGCATATACTTCTGGTGGTTCTACTGGATTTATGAGAATTGGAATAGAAACAACAGTAAATAATAGCAGTTATGGAGAAGCTACTAATGGTTATATGAGTATGTACACAGATGGTGCTTACAGCAGTTCAAGTACACTTTTTATTTTTGATGTTACAGACACCTCTACTCACAAAGTAAGATTTGCTTTAAATCAAAACTCATCAGCAACTCCTAAACTAGTAGGTAATACTGGAGATAGTTATACATACGTTAATTTTATAAGATTAGGAGATACATAAAATGGCTAGAGATTATTTACAAGACGCATTACAAACTTTTAATACTAATACACCAAATTGGTATGGTTGGAAAAAACATGACGATAGCGGTAATAAAATACCTAACGCTGATCGTATGCAATATAAATATATTAAAATAATAAAAGATGGTGCAACTTTGCCAACAGAGGCAGAAGTAAATGCAAAGATACAAGAATTAAAAGACGCTGAACAAGCAGCAATAGATAAAAAAGCATCTGGTAAACAGAAGCTAAAAGATTTAGGATTGGACGACGACGAAATTAACGCGTTGATGGGAGCATAATATGGCAATAACTAGACTAGGACCAAATCAATCAGTAAACCTTGCAAGCAATGTTACAGGAACATTGCCTACAGGTAATGGTGGTACAGGTGCAACTAGCTTTGCGCCAGGTAAGGTTTTGCAAGTTGCTTATGGAACAATTGGAACAGCAGTTTCTGTAAGTAGCAATACTTATACAGATGCTGGTTTTACTACATCAATAACACCTACTGCAACTGATAATCATATTTATCTTAATTGGTTTATGCCAGACAATAGAAAAGAAACTAATAATACAAACATGAATATGAAAATATATAGACAAGTTAATGGTGGTGGTTATTCGGCTTTAGTTCAAATTACTGGAGCATTTTTGTATAGTGCAGATTCTGCCACAGTATCTGCTGGATCTACAGGAGTTTATAAAGACACAACCTATAACAGCACAGCACAAGTAGATTATAAAATTTATTTTAACTCTGGTCAAAACAATGCAAAAGTTTCATCAAATAAGGATAGTGCTAGTGAATCTGGAATATTTGCTATGGAGGTTCAATCATAATGTATGAAATTGATAAAATTTCTGATGCTATTATAAAAATAAATCCAGATGCTAAATTTGCAATAAGAGGTGATGACATCAATACTTGCGAAATAGAGTGGCATCAAGGAACAACACCTATTTCTAAATCAGACATAGAAGCTATGATGCCAACTGTAGAAGCTGAATATAATGAAAAAGAAACAGACAAAGCATCTGGCAAACAAAAACTCAAAGATCTAGGATTAACCGACGCTGAGATAAAAGCATTAACGGGAGCGTAATAAATGCTCTTCGGAACAGCTTCATTCGCCGAAACACCTTTTGCATCATTAACCACTGATGGTAATGTAACAATTATAGCAACAGGTAACAACTTAATTGCTAATATAGGTAATCCTAATATTTCAGCTGATTCAGTCACAGAAAATATAACTGGTAATCAATTAACACTTGGCACTGGAACAGTAACAATAGTTGGTACAGCAAATCTTGAAGCATCTAAAAATCCACTAGTTTTAGGAACGGGGAACGTTACAGTTAGTGCAGATGCTAATGTTACGGCTTCTGGAAACAACTTGATTATAAGTAGTGGATCTGTTAGTATTGTTGGAACTGCGAGTGTAGAAGCACCTGCTACGGCTATGACATTAGGAACAGGCGAAGTAGGTGTCATTACGTGGAACGAAATTATACCAGGAGCAACAATGGTTTGGACACCAATAAAACCTTACTAATATGGCATCAACATTTTCAACAGATTTGGCATTAGAACTTGTAGCAACCGGTGAAAAAGCTGGTCTATGGGGAAGTATTACAAATACTAATTTACAAATATTACAACAATCAGCAACAGGTGTAGTTAATGTATCAATGACATCTAGTTCTGATAAAACTTTACTTTTATCAGATGGTGCAACATCTGATGGTAAAAATCTTTATTTAAAACTTACTGGCACAATGACCGGTAATGTTAATTTAATTATACCTGCATCAACAACTGGTGGCACAGCCACTAGAGTCTACATAGTACAAGATGCAACTGATAGAACTACAACTAACAAATATACGTTAAGTATTAAAACGGCTGGATCTTCTAATCCAATTGCTGTTCCTGTTGGAGCAACAATGGTAATTCATTCTGATGGCACAGACGCAAGATTAGATATTTTACAAAAAGGTAATTTTGCAATTACATCAAGCTCTATTACAGCGTATACAGCAGTAGCTGGCGATAATTTATTAATAGATACGACAGCGGCACAAGTTACAATTACATTACCGGCTTCACCTTCTATGGGTGATGAAGTTAGTATTATGGATGTTTCTACAACAGGAGGCTTTGGTACTAATAAAGTAACTGTAAATAGAAACAGTCAACCAATAAGAGGTGCTGCATCTAATTTAGAATTAGTCACTAATAATCAATCGATTAAATTAAGATACACTAACGCTACAAAAGGTTGGCAGTACGTATACAACCAAACAACATAGGAGTAATAAGTGCTTACGAAAATTAAGTTTGCTCCTGGAATCGATAAACAAGATACTTCAGTTGGAGCAGAAGGCCGTTGGGTAGATTCAGATAATGTAAGATTTAGATATGGCCTACCAGAAAAAGTGGGTGGTTGGCAATCTCTTTTAACAGATACTATTGTAGGTGTAGCTAGAAAACAACACGCTTTTGTTGATACAGATGGCAACAGATATGTTGCTATTGGTACAGATAAATTTTTACTTTTATATTTTGAAGGTCAACTATTTGATATAACACCTCTTGCAACTGCTATTACAGGTGCAACCTTTACTTTTAATGGAACAACGACTGTAACTTTAACAACATCAGCGGACCACGGAATTGCTGTAGGAGATATAATTAGATTAAGCTCTACAACTTTACCAGGTGGTACGACGGGTGTAACAACAGCAACTTTTAATGACATAAACTTTCAAGTGTTATCAGTTCCAACTTCTACAACTTTAACTATTCAAGCTGCTACTGCAGGTTCATCATCTAGTGGTGGATCGGTAACGATCACTCCTTATGAAGTAATTGGTCCAGCAGCACAATCTTATGGTTATGGTTTTGGTATTGGAAACTATGGTGGAACTATTACCGGTGTTTCGCAAACAACTTTAAATGGAGCATTACTTGCAGATACTGCTGGTACAGGTGGATCGGGGACCGCGGTTACTGTAGTCTCTACAACTGGTTTTGATGCTGCGGGTACTATTTTAGTAGATAGTGAATTAATTACATATACATCAAAAAGTTCTACACAATTTTTAGGTATTACCAGAGGAACAAACGGAACAGCGACTGCTGGTACATCAAACGGACAAGCACATAGTGATGGTTCTGTAACTCAAAATGCAACTAATTTTACAGGATTTGGCAGTGCGGTGCAGGCATCAACTGTAACTCTTGAACCAGGACTTTGGTCATTAAGTAATTTTGGTGAAGTTCTTGTTGCAACAATTGCAAATGGTAAAACATTTACTTGGAATGCAGGAGCTGCTAATCCTACAGGAACTAGAGCATCAACATCTACATCTGGATTTGAAACAACAAACAATCCAACTGCAACTAGAGTAACACTTATTTCACCAACAACACGTCACTTAATTCATTTTGGAACAGAAGTAACAATAGGCACTCCAACAACTCAGGATGATATGCTTATAAGATTCTCTGTTGATGAAGACATAAATAATTATACACCAGAAGCAACTAACACAGCTGGTACACAAAGACTACAAGATGGTACAAAAATTATGGGTGCATTAGTTGCAAAAGAAAATATTCTAGTGTGGACTGACAATGCATTGTATGCGATGAAATTTGTAGGAGCTCCTTTTACATTTGGCTTTGAACAAGTTGGTACAAACTGTGGATTAATTGGTAAGAATGCAGCGATTGAAATTGATGGTGTTGCATATTGGATGGGTAACAATGGTTTCTTTTCTTTTGATGGTACAGTTAATACACTGCCTTGTTCTGTTGAGGATTATGTTTACGATGATATTGACACAACAAAAGGACAACAAGTTTGTGCAGGTATAAACAATCTATTTACAGAAGTTATTTGGTGGTACCCAACAGCTAACTCTGCATTTAATGATAGATATGTAGTTTATAATTATGGCCAAGACAATGCAGGTTTACCTATGGGTAATTGGTACACGGCCACAAATGTAAATTCAATAAGAACAACTTGGATAGACTCATTAGTATATCCAAAACCATATGCTACAGCTTATAATAGTTCTAACACAGGAACGTTTCCTGTAATTCAAGGTGAAACAGGATTAGGTCAAACAGTATTGTTTGAACATGAGATAGGAACAGATCAAGTTAATCCAGATGGTAGCACGACAGCTTTAACTTCTTTTATTGAGTCTTTTAGTTTTTCATTACAAAAAGATCAAAGTGAAGTGTTTTTAGCTATGCGTAGATTTTTACCAAACTTTAAAGTATTAACAGGTAATAATCAAATAACCATATCTGTAAAAGATTTTCCTGCGGATCCGAGTGCAGCAACTACATTAAGTCCTTTTACCATTACATCTAGTACAACTAAAGTTGACACTAGGGCTAGAGGACGTTATGCAAATATTAAAATAGAAAATACTGGGGCCGGTGAATCGTGGAGATTTGGTACGTTTCAAGTAGATCTACAACCAGATGGAAGGAGAGGATAATGGCAAAGATAGTAGTAAGATTACCAGAACCAAAAAAAGAATATAGTGAAGATAACCAAAGACAAATTAATAGAGCTCTTTCTATATTAATAGAACAATTAAACTCAACATATTTAACACAACAAAAAGAGGACCAAGAACGATTTACTTGGTTAGGATTAGGTTAATGGCAAATATATATAAGAACGAAAAAACAAGTTTAACAAATACAGATTTAACAACACTATATACAGTGCCATCAAACTCTAGAGCTATTGTAAAATCATTATTAGTAGCAGAAGACAACGCTGGTGCAGCAGTTGTAAAAGTAACATTAGTAGACGCAGCAGCAGCTGTTTTTGTAGTAGATAATAATGTCAGTTTATCTGCTAATGAGAAAGAACAAGTATTAACAGAACCATTAATTATGAAAGAAAGTGAAGCATTAAAAGTACAAGCAAGCAGTGGTCAAACAGATGTAATTGCATCTATATTAGAAATAAACAGGGAGGATAGATAATGCCATTTGTAGAACAAGAAGAACACTATGAAGATCAGGTAATAGACGGTAAAACAGTTAAGGTTTATAAACCTCGTGTAGAAGTGACTATAAAACACCTAAAAACAGGTAGAGAATATCTATCAGATGCAGAAGCTAAAGAAGACGTAGATAGCCCAGTCACTGATACTACGCAAGATGATATATCTAGAAATGTAAATATCGTGGTAGGACCAGGCGCTTTAGGTGGCAAAACTAACTTATAGAGTCGTTGACGAATGTATAAAAACCTAGTAAATTGTGATACACTCGCCTATTTACAAGCGTTGCGCACTTGCTATCATTATATAATATAAAGAGAAACTATGGGATTTTTTAAGAAAATATTCAAACCAGTATCGAGGGTATTAGATAAAGTAATACCTAATGAAATCAAACCAGCGTTACCATATCTTGCTGCATTTGCACCTTTTATAGCACCAGGTATTATGGGTAGTAGTGTTCTACAAGGAGCTCTACGAGGTGGTGGTTTAAATATTTTAGGACAACTATCTCAAGAAGGCAATGAAGGTGATATTAATTTATTATCAGCGGGACTTGGAGCGTTGTCAGGTGCAATGGCTGCTCCTGGAAAAACAGTTACATCTGTGCCAGGCGAGGGTGCATTTCCTCCAACAAATGTAGGAGGTGGACAAGAATTCTTTCAAGGTTTTTCTGATGCTGCGCAAGGACAAACTGGTATAATGGCATCGGGTCAAAGATTTGTTGGTGACACGTTAGCTAAAGGTTCTGAATTAATGAGAGCAGGAATTGCAGATCCATTTAGTAAAGCAGGTTTAAAAGCAGCAGCATTGCCAGCAGCAACAGCAACTGGTGATCTAATGTTTGCACAAGCTAAGAGAGATCAAGATGAATATGATCGAATGATGCAAGAAGAATCAGAAGCAGACGCAGCTTCAGATGCACAAAGGGCATTTGCAATTAGAAGAGCTATGGAAGCACAAGGTGCAACAGAAGAAGAAATTGAAGATGCAATATATGCAGCAGGATACAGAGCCGGTGGTAGAGTAAAATATGATATAGGTGGCATAACTCAAGCCGTAGGTAAATTAGAAAATGAAGCTCAAGATTTTGCTAGACAAATTTCAATAGATCCAGATGTAACTATGGATGATATTGTCGAAGAATTTGAAATAGTATTTAAAAGAAAACCTAAAGACATGGATGAATTAAAAGATTTTTATAAAGAAAAATATA